GCCGAACATGAACGCCGCCTCGCTCAATCGAGGGCGGCGGCGACGGCGAATATAAATTCTTGGAAAGACGATCCGTGACGTGGTCCGGGCGAGACGTGCTGCTCGCCGAATTCCTGCCCCGTTTTCACAGTCGCCAACTGCTCAGCGACTCGTTCGCCGAGTACATTCGCACCGCCCATGTGCTCGACGATCACCGCGCCCGGCAGTGGCTCGAGCAGGACCTCGTCCGCGACCAGGAACTCGCCGCGATCGAATCCAACGACGCCGAACGCGCCGTTCCACGCCCCTCGCTGTACGCCTTGCGGCAGTGCTATCACTGCGCCGGCCGCGGCTATGTGCGCCTTGACGTCGACCCGTCGCACCCCGATTTCGGCAAGCCGCACCCCTGCCCAGCCTGCTCGATGTCGGCGCGAAATCCCGCGGAACATTGCGAAAAATGCGCGACCTACGAGCCCATGCTCGAGGCCTCGCCACGGTGCTCGAAATGCGGCAAAAATCAGGCCGAATTTGCCGGCGATTCTTGCGGCCATCCACGCTGGCACGACCCCAACTGGAAACTGCCCGAGACGCTCGATCCGCGCGACTACGCCGACTTCCTGGCGGAGGCGATGAAGTCCGCATGACCTATCACCCTGTGGCACCTATGACCGTTTGCACGGCCCACCGCACCAATGGCGAGCCCTGTCGCGCGTGGGCCATCCACGGCGGTCGAGTGTGCGTTGTCCACGGCGGCAAGGCGCCCCAGGTCAGACTCAGCGCCGAGCAGCGCATCCGCGACCTGGTGGACCCGTCACTGAATCGCATCCAGAAGGCGATCGCCGACGACGACAACCCGCAGCTCGCGCTCGCCGCGGCACGCGACATCCTCGACCGCGCCGGCTACAAGGCCACCGAGAAAGTCCAGCAGGACGGCCGCGTCACGCTCGAGATCGAGCTCGTCAAACGCACGCTCGAGTTACCGGATCGTTAGTCGTGCCGACCATCCGCATCCAGCTCCCCGAGCCGCACGCTACCCAGCAGCAACTGCTGCAGGAGGCGCGTCGCTACAACGTGGTCGCACTCGGCCGACGCGCTGGAAAGTCCACCCTGGCACAGCACATCCTGGTCATGCGCGCACTCCAGGAACGCCAGCCAGTCGGCTATTTTGCGCCGACGTACAAGCTCCTGGCGGAGTTCTGGCGGGACGCACGCAATCTCCTGCAACCGGTCACGCTCCAGAAGTCTGAGCAGGATCACCGCGTCGAAATGATTGGCGGCGGAGTGCTCGAGTGCTGGTCGCTCGACGATCCCAACCCTGCCCGCGGGCGGCGGTACGGGCTGATTGTCGTCGACGAGGCGGCGATGGTGCGCGACCTGCTCGACATCTGGCAACTTGCCCTCCGGCCCACCCTCACGGATTTATCCGGCGGTGCCTGGTTCATGTCCACTCCCCGCGGATTGAATGACTTCTGGAGTCTGTACCAGCAAGGGCAGGATCCGCTCCAACCGGAGTGGGCATCATGGCAAATGCCGACCAGCGTCAATCCGTTCATCCGCACCGAGGAGCTCGTGGCGGCGCAGGCAGAGCTACCGGAGCGGGCGTGGGCGCAGGAATACATGGCGGCGTTCCTGCAACTCGAGGGCGGCGGCGTGTTCCGCGGCGTGCACGCGGTGGCGCGACTGACACCTACGCCACCGGAGCGCGGACATCAATACGTCATCGGCGTGGACTGGGGCAGGACGAATGACTTCACGGCCATCTCGATCGTGGACGCAACACTCGGGCATCAGGTTGCCCTGGATCGATTTTCGGAAATCGACTACGAGCTGCAGACCGAGCGCTTACACGCTTGGGCCGAAGCGTACAAACCGGTCCTCGTCGTGGCTGAGAAGAACAGCATGGGGAGCCCGCTGGTCGAACGTCTGCAGACGGGTTATGCCCGACTTGTGGGTCGCGCTCGACCAGCTCTCCCGGTATGGGCCTGGGACGCCACGAACGCCTCGAAGGCGGCGCTCGTGCAGTCTCTCGGGCTGGCGATCGAGCGCGGGGACCTGACGCTGCTCGACGACCCGGTCCAGACCGCGGAGCTGCTGGGCTACGAGGCGCAGGTCCTGCCGTCGGGCATGATCAGGTATGGGGCGCCGCCCGGGCAGCATGACGACACGGTCATCGCGTTGGGCCTGGCGTACCTGGGCGCGCAGCGCGAGCAGTCGCCGTCGGGCGTCACGCGGTACGCGTTCGCCAGTGCCAACGGTCGGCACTGATTTCGATCAATAATTCTCAAAACTCTGTCGATTCAAGCCATTCGAGCGCGAAGCTGGGTCATATGGAAGGACCAATCGCACTCGGCGGGCGTCCGCGGGAAATGACGCTCAATGAATTCACGGGCTGTCGCATGCTGTGCGAGGCCGCGTGGGCCTCGTTGCATGGTGACTGCGGCGACATGCCGGAGAAGTGGGCTCGGAACATACTCGAGCTCGCTCCGTCCACTTACTACCGCTACCTGTGGCAACTAGCGAAGGCAGTGCCGGACGAGTGGCGCGAGTGGGGCATGTACCAGCAGGTTCAATCAACTGAGGTGTTTGATCGCCTGTATCCGCGGGTGGCTCAGTGCCTGGACCGACAACGACAACGCCGCGAGGATCTTCGATTGGCGTGGGCGCAAGAGCGAGAGCAGGGTGGGCATCCGAACTTTCATCCGGATGTAGCAGCATGATCGGAGATGTAAAGCATGGCTGAGATCCGTACGCCGACCGTCATCAGCAAACGGTCGAATGTCAACATCGATCACGTCGAAGGCAATACCGTGGTGACCTACACCCAGGAGATTTGGGCCGAAGGGTCGTTGCCGACGGCGGCTATCTATCGCCTGATGGCGAGCGCTGACCAGGGAATGGTCGGGCGGTTCTCGAAGGCCGCGATCAAGAACCTGCCGGCGCTGCCGCCGCAATCGACGCATTGGAACGGGCATATCGAAGGACTCTCTGACCGAACCGTGTTGCCATTCGACATCGAGGCGACCGTCTTCGAGCAACTGCCCCAGCGACCGTCGCACGTGCCGCTGTACCGCGCGGTGTACATCGTGTTCCGTGAGGTCGATTCACGATCAATACAACATGACTAGCCAAGCGTTACACTCGCGCGTGACGTGGCCATCGACCGCGAGCGTGAGCTCAAGGCGCCCGACAGCAACTACGTGCTTGATCTCATGGTCGAGCTGCAGGACTCGTTCCGCGAGCAGGACTCGGACATCGACGAGATGCGCAGCGTGCGCGAGATGCGCGTGCCGGCTATGGCCGAGGCCGACTCGCGCTACCAGATGGTGCACGTCGACCCGCGCGATCCCGACATTACGGAGGAAGCGTTCCAGCAAACGGCAATTCTGACTTTGGAGCGCCCAAAACTCTCCATCGTCAGCGGCGAAGGCGACACGGCGCAAACCGTCGCCTCCAAGCTCGAGCACTGGACGGAGCAAACGCTGTGGCAGTGCGGTACGCGGGACCCTGGCGCGGACACCATGACCCAGGTCACCGACGCCACGCTCAACGATGGCGGCGGCTGGGCGAAAATCCTGTGGGCCGCGGACCTATGGCAGGGTCGCTACGCCGTTCCCTCACCCCAAAAGGGTGATGACACCGACGCGTACCAGGCGTACGACAAGCTGACCGAGGACGCCAAGAAGAAGGCCGGGCCGCCGTTTGTATGGCAGTACGTCGACCCGCGCACGGTCTACCCGCAGCGCTCGGGCGGGTGTCTCGACGAGGTGCTCGAGGTGCGCGAGATGACGATGCGGCATGCCTTCAGGAAGTACCGCCTCGGCCGCAACAGCGAAGGCGACATCGTGCCCGAGGAGCTCGGCTCGGTCACCCTGCCGCGGGATAGCAACAGCCTGGGCACACGCGACCCACTCTCGACCGTCCAGTTTCTCGAGCACTGGGATAAGACCTGGGTGACCTACATGGTCAGCGGCCGCAACTTCAGGAACCAGGCGACGGGTCAGATCGTCAAGCAGTTCCGCCACAAGTACCCGTTCGGGGTGCCATACGACTACGCACCAGGCTTGACGATGTCGTGGATGCGCGACCGCAAAGTGGGCTGGGGCATCGGCCGCACGAAACTCTGGCTCGTCAAATACCGCGCCTACTTGCGGGCCATGCACGCCCAATATGTCGCTCGCGACCTGCTGAGCCCGCTGGTGACGTACGGCGACACGCCGGCCGCCGCGGTCGGCACCGGTGACGGGCTGCCGCGCGAGCAGACCGACTTAGCATTGCACCCGGGTGAGATCCTGAACCTGCCGCCCGGCCGCCAGCTGCAGCGTATCGAGTACGCCGATGCCAGCACGCTCGAAAAGCACATGTCGCTGGTCGACCAGGCCATTCGCGACCTCGAATCGCCCCGGGTGACCACGCTCTCGGGCATGGAGGGCGCGGGTTTCGCGATCAGCCAGATCCTGTCCTTCACCCGTACCCGCGTGGGCCCGGTGCGGCACGGGCTCGAGGCGTTGCTGTACGGCCAGACCGAGAAGCTCTGGGAGCTGGTCAGGGAGCGCGCCGGCGAGAAGGTGTGGGTGTTCTACGCCGGCACCGGCGACGGCGGCTCGAACAAGGCCACGGCTGAATACATCGGCTTCGGGCCAAAGGACCTCGAGCGGCCGATGCATGCGGAGTGGTCGGTCCAGGCTCAATTGCCGACCGACCAATTGATGCAAGTGCGGTACGTCACCGAACGGCTCAACAACGGCACCTTCGGCAAAGACGAAGCGGTGACCGCCATGGGCGACAACCCAGACGAGATCCGGCGCAGCGTTGCGCGCGACGAGATCCGCGCCAGCGAGCCGTACAAGAAGTGGCTGTACGCCGAGGTGTTCATGAACGCCGGTCGCGGCGACCTGCTCCAGAAGGCGCAGGAGGCCGAGCAACTGGCGCTGAGCGGTCAGGTAGGGGCTGGAGCCGGTGCTCCAGGCCTGCCGCCCGGAGGGCCTCCGGGCGGGCCAGGTCCTGGTGTGTTCGAGGGGGCGCCGGGTGGGGTGCCTGACCTCGCGGCGTTGAGTGCCGCGCCCAACGGTGCGGGTATGCAGGGTCCGCCCGGCCCGCAAGTGATGGCCGGCGCGGCTCAGCCCGGCGGTGGCATGTAAGCCATGCCGAACCAGCACGAGCTCGTCCAGCTGCAATCCGAGCTCGCGGCGGAAATAGGACGCGATGCGCCGCACATCGCCACGATGGTCTTTGGCGAGACGAAGAACCACCCCGACGTGGCGAGCGTGTCGAACCAGCAGCTCGACCAGGTGTATCGCCAGAAGTACCAGAGCGAAGACCGCGCGTGGTTGCAGGCCGAGGCGCGGCGCGACCCCGAGCAATTCTTGAACGTCTCTAAACGCATCGGTGCGCAGATCCCGCCGCCAGCCCCGGCACCGCCTGTGCCATTGCCGGCTCCACCGCCGGTGGCGCAGGCGCCGATGCTGCCGCCCGCGCCGGCCGTGCCGCCGGTCGCGGCACCGCTTGCTCCTGGTCCGGTGATGGTGCCGCCGAATTTAGCGCCCATGCAGGCGGCGGCGCCACCACCGGTGATTCTCGGACCCAACGGGATGCCATTACCGCCGACGGGGATGTAGCGCGTGCCCGGCACGCTGCTCCTGGACGATTGGCGGCAGGCGGTCGAGGACCAGCTCACCCAACATGCGCGGCAGGCGTTTCAGGTCGTCGGCAATCCGCCGCCCGCGCCCGATCCGCAGCAGATCCTGAA